ATGGCTGGTTTTTATCGAACCAATTTGGGAAGAGTCGCGCTTCAACAACGTAATATTGCTTTAAATGCCAAACAAAGACGTTTACTTCTATTAATTGATCATGAAGATTTTCAAACTCTCAATACCGAGTTTAAAAAACGCATTGCTCCACCAGAACTCATTCAACAACTTATTGACTTAAAGCTTATTGCCCCTATTAGTGAAAACGATTCAGAATTTACTGAACAAATAGCTCTCTCAGTATCACCTACCACGAGTTTAGAAGTAAAAGCGCAACAAAAAAGCACCATAGATGAAAATGAAAGTGCCGATTTGACTGGAGAAATTAAAGTTTCTCTAGAACCATCATGCCATTCTTCAAATATTGAAAATACTCAGCCACCAATTCCTGTTCAACAACTTACTTTTGAAGAAATACAACTATTAATGAAACAAAGCTTAAGCCAATACTGTGGGCTTATGGCCAAACCACTTATTCAAAAAATAGAACAAATTAAAAATCTTCAAGAACTAAAAATGTGCCAAATGCAATGGATTACCAGTTTGCAAGAGTCAAGGATTCCCCCTCATGAGCTGGCACATACGCTTCACTCTATTAATTATTCAATTCAGCTCATTCAGCAAAAGAACTAAAACATAACAAGCTGCTGTTTAATTAAGCATTAAATTCACTTGGTACGTATTTCGTGCTTTACCTGCAAGTGTTTTTTTCCTATGATGTGCCCCACACACGCGCTCGTAGCTCAGTTGGATAGAGTACAGGTTTCCGAAGCCTGGGGTCGTGGGTTCGATCCCCGCCGAGCGCACCAATTCATTATATTAAATCAACTACTTAACTATATTTTGGCGTAGATTTGGCGTAATGCGCTTTTTATCCACAGGTTTTTGACCTAATTTTGCTTCTTATCAAAGGTCCATCTTTTACCATTGTAAGTCACGGTGCCATCTAAATTAATCGGCAATTCTTTTAATGAGTAGTCATAGATTTTAAGAACATTCCCGTTCTTATCTAAATCAGCGGGTAGATTGCAAGTATTCTCCATCCTGCCCGCTTCCGAAACCATGATCATGACTTGCATTTTATTACCATAAATAACTTGACATTTTTAAAAACAACACAAATCTAATGAAAAATATTGTTATAAAACCCATTGCCCTGTGTTCCACACTAGTTATAATAGAAATCCATACAGTTATCCACAAGGAAACTATAGGAGTACCTATGAAAAAAACTACAAATATTATATTACCAACCTATCCAGCAATGAATGAAGGTTGGGATTTCTAGAATCCTTAACCACAAAAACCACTCTAATATAGAGTGGTTTTTTGTTTTTATATATACTTGGTTTTATTTTAATTTCTTAAGTAAAACATGGCACAAGTACAAGACCCAACATTCTGGGGCGGCAACATTGCATTTTGGATTCAAACTTTAGTATTTTTTATTAGTGCGCTTATTGCTATATATACTCTTAGGAGAAATGAAGCTCAAGCAAAGAAACGTGCAACTGTAGACTTAGTTCTGTCAGAAACTCAGGATATGTACTTCCGCGATATTAAAGAAAAGTTTGGGAAATATAAGAAACAAGGGATGAACTTTACCAAACTTGCTTGTGAGGAACTTGCAGATAATCCAGAAGAGAATGACGTCATTATGACAATTCTGAATCACTATGAATTCATTGCGTCTGGAATCTTTGAGAAGGCATTGGATGAAGAAATTTATAAAAGAATGAAGAAAGGGATCCTTGTTAGAGATTGGAAAACATTAGAGCCCTATGTAATGGAGTTAAGACGTAAAGAGAATAGAAAAGCTATCTATGCAGAGACTCAGCGATTGGCAGAAAAATGGGAAAAGGATAAAGGTCCTTCATCAAAATTTTGGCGAAGATAAGTAGGTATCTTAAAACTTATATCTTTTACTTAAAGCCCTACTCAAAGGGCTTTTACACAAATACCAACATTTACAGACGTGTTAATTGTGTGAGCTGTGCAACCTGAGAAGAGGAGGCACAGCAATGTGATGATTGTTGCAACTTTAGTACGCTTACACATATAAGTTACTTCTTTAAAAAGAGTGCTCGCTCTGCTTCTCGGCGACGAACTAGACCTTTCATGACTTTACCGCCTGCCTTATTCCAGACAAGGAATTGATCAGCAGCGCCTTGATAGTCACCTTTATTCAGTTTTTTTAATAAGGTTGAATTATTAAAAGCACCTGAGCCAATGTTGTAAGTCAGCGATACCAAAGCATCAAATTGATTTTGAGTTAAAGGCGCTGTCACAGATTCATTAACTGTCTTTTCGAATTTAGCCAAGTCATGTTTAAAGTAAGTCTTAGCTTGTTCTGCTGTGCAAGTATCGCCCTTCTTGACCTTCACGCCATTTGGATAAACTGTGGTGCCAGTACCAATGGTCCAAACCCCTACACCATCATCGTAAGCATTGAATCGCGTGCCTTCAAAACTAGTTATTAAATCTATACCATCATCACTTGTAGTTTTTCCACCTGGTGCAAGTTTTTCGACCACTTTATTTAGATCGTCTACTTGCGCCTGTGTAAGCTTGCCGCCTGCAATTACTCGGGCAGCATCGAAGAATGGTTTAGTTGTCATTGGATTCACCTTTCTTTTTCTCTAACTCAGAGCTACCAAAATAAAACCCACATGCTGTTGTCATAGCCCCAGCAATAAAACCCAATGCCGTATTAATCAGATTGCTGTTTTCTCGCGGCATATCCACAAAAAATAAAGCAATCACTAAAACAAACATCAGTCCCACTAATGCGAAAGCTAGATAAGCTCTTGTATTTTCACTATTCATCGTCCTGCTTCCTCTAACCGTGATACTTTTTCTTTAATTAAAGATTGATCTTGGCTTAATTGAATAATTGAAGATCCAACCCAAGCGCACAGCGAAAATACGATTCCTGCAAATATTCCTAGCAATACACGCAGCACAGAAATTCCACCATCTTGCGCTGCTGTGCGGTTTTCTAAATTGGCGACTTTGATATCCAATGTATCGATATCCTTTTTGTTCTGTTCGCTAGTCTCTTTGTGTGCTTCATTAATAAAAGTCAGTCGAGTAACATGATCTGACAACATGCGAATATCACTCTGAATGGAGTCGATTTTCTTTTCAAATCTCAACCCATATGATTCATTTTCAGTCATGCCTTCCCCCTTTCGTTTAGGCAATAAAAAAGCACCCGAATTGGGTGCTCAAAGTTATTTTAAGGTTTAAAGGGTTTGTAAGATTTTCCCTCCATTGATCAATTGAGTTGTAAGTGGTGCCACCCCAACAATTGCAGGTCCCCCTGGCCCCGGCTGACCTTCAGTTGTGCCATGGTATTGCCAATTCCATGTTCCATCATTGGTAGATTTGGTGCCGCGCTGGCCCCAATTTCCGCCATCACCTGATAATGGAGACCCATAACGGTCATTTTGGGTTCGGTAACCTTTACCGGGCACTGCAGCTTCAGCATCGGTTACTTTGACAACCATAAAGTCACCATTTAAGTACCAACGCCAATCTTGTGAGTCGCTAGTAATAGGCTGTCCTGTCATTACCCGACCAAAAGGTGCACCAGCTCCTCCCGGAATACCCTGAACCCCATACGATAATCCTGTATAAATACCACTTGGTGTTGCTCCACCACCTGAACCGCCTCGAGCTAACGTCCCTCCATCGATAATCAGGTTTAGTTTGCTGTGTCGGTTTAATAAACCTGGTGCACCTTGAAATCCATCACGGCGGGTTTTGGTAAAGTTGTAATCCGGATCCGTTTCCCAAGCGCCAAAGGCCAAATGAGGCAAACCGCCATCTCCACCACGTCCAACAACAGCACCTTTAATCGTTAGATTCACCACCAGATCAGGTGGGAACTCCCCTGTATCTATCGCTGGTAATTCAGTTGCAGCAGGAACGATATACTCTCGTTTTGCAGGACTAGACTTATAGTCGAATTTATAGACAAATCTGGTTTCCGGTCGATAAGAACTTGAACTTGAAACCAGTGCACCTGCTTCAACTACAAAACTGATTTCGCCAGTCGTTGGTAAATCACCTCTTTGCATCTGATACAAACGTGCAAGATTAATATCAAGCTGGTCATATCGAATGTAGATTGGTGAATCATCTACTGGCACATCAATAAAGTCCTTGTCATTGAGGTAATAACGTTCATCGTAATTAATTGCAGTAATGGTATTAGAGAACTGGTCAGCTGGTTCTCTTTTTGCAACCAGATAAGGCAGTGAGCCTTTGGTATCGTCATTAACCACCGTATAGATAGTATTCACAAAATCATCAGGACTAAGCTTTAAGGCCCCGTTCGGTAAACGGCCTAAAACCACCTTGTTCTTGGCAGATCCAGCGGTAACAGGAATAAGGTCCACTGTGCCATCCCCCATTTGCAGATAGATCACATAACTCTTGCCTGCAATGAAATCTACATCATGGCTTAAGGTGAGGATTAAACCCTCTTGCTGTACCACTTCCCCGCTTTGATGAATACCATTGCGATAATCTGCTACAGCAATACGGTCACGTAGCACAAGCAATTCAGACTCAGGCGCCGCATCAAAGGTGATGGATTTACGTTGAAACCGAAGCTTGTTCCAGATCCGGTACGCATTAAAATGAGCTTGCCACTTGTTTCGTACCCCAACGGATTTCACTTCTTTCGGGTTCTTTGCTCCTTTGTCTGGCAAATAGATATTGATACGACTATCGTCGGTCGGATCCGTGTATTCATAGATCAGTCCATCGTAGTCATCCATCACGCCAAAGGTTAGATCATGCTTGTAACTATCTGGAATGATATTCCTGAAGTTAAACAGCATTACCGAGTTATCAGTTGGCCGTTCAAAATAAAGCTTGAGCTTGTTGTTTTGTCGATAAGCGGTACAAAAAACTGCATCACATAGATTGGTGACCAGCTCTTCAAAAGACAGGTTTGTATCATCAATCGTAGTACAGAACTCAGCCGCAAGTGGTGTACCAAAATAATCAACTACATCGTTATAAGTCCGATAGATATTTTCCAGATCTATTTCGTCGATCGTACGGCGGCCTATCTTGTCATCCAGTGCCATTGAAACCAATGCATCAGCAAAGCTTGATGTTGGAAATAGCTCTGTCGTCATTGCGCCGTTTTTAAAAGTCGGTAACATCCGCTGAAGATCAAAATTGATCTTGCGGGACTTAACAGATAAAGCTCCAGTGGTTGCATAAGTGCGCGCACGAAAAACCGTTTCATGTTCATACACTGTGCTTTGCAAAGGATAAGCACCATAAAGCGCCTGCCACTTTACTTCATCTACTACCGTTGTAACCGCCGGTGTTGGTGTTAAACGACGTGCACGGACACTACAGCGACCTTGAAATGTCACCATATCCAGCGTTGCGCCAACTGTCTGACGTGACTTTGCCGAACCCTTTAGAATGATCTGCTTTAGCATTGGATTACCAATGGCTGCACCCGATTCATTTACCGGCGTTACTTCTACTTCAATCGTGACGTTTACAGCTCCCTGATTTCCACCTGAAGAAACTGTGTAAAGTCCATTTGTGGCCACAAAGTTACATAGCACCCGACTTCGTTCGACATTGTCCAGAATGAATGGACCAATCCACTTTTCACCTATTGAACTGATCTTTGGTGATAAAGCTGCTGTTTGCTGGTTATTTAACTCTTTAAGCTTTAACCAGTTAGCATTAACGGCCGCCGGATTTGATAACGTCATTCGATCATCAGCTACCGATAGAACACTGTAAGTGCCGTTTAAATCATAAGTCTGGCCGTTAAACGTGAATGAGGCATTCGTGATTTCTACGCGGTCATTACTTACAAACTTAGTGGTTAAATCTGTGTTGTTTGCCGTTGCCCGAAGAATCTCGTTTGGATATGCAAAATGAAGGTAGTTCGTACCTTCTAAAGATTGTGTATCAGCAGGACGTAAAACTTGGCCATTAACAGAAGTTTGATGCTGAACTGTTAAGGGTGGAGTTGTAATTTCGGTACCAAGCGAGAAATATGGCTCACCCGAGACAATATCGACACCCGGTCGAAAGACTTCTACCGATGCGCCGGCAATATCAACAATGTTGGTTTCACCGTCATATGCACCGTTAATTTTATAGTGACCACGACCAATACAACCAACAACATGCTCTACTTCGACATTGTTTTCATATACCTTGTAAGGCACAGTAATCAGATCAGGGGTATCGTGAGCGGCACCATAAATATCTGCGATACGACCATTTACGCGAGTTTTATTTTCACGGTTTGATAATTCGTTATTTGCAGACGAGGATTGATTGTTATTCTGGTTGGTTTGGGTAATTGAGGGCACAGGCATTAATAATGCAACAGCCACACCCATAACTATAGAAGCAACCGCTATCCAAGCTAGAGTTATGGGGTCTATACCCTTGGGATTCTCAATTACAATGAAAGTGCCTGGCAAGAAATCGAGCTGCTTTAATTCATATGCATTCTTCGGTGTGACTTCATTCGCAAATGAAATTTCCGCATGATCCATATTGCTTATGGTATGAAAAATACGGACATGCTCAGGCATATGTTCATATTTTGAAGTGAGCCATTGCCCAATGGTTTGAGCCTGTTCAATTGTCTTTTCTTCAGACAAAGCGTCTTTTTTATAAATAACTTTAATCATAATAACTGACCCGATTAAACCCCATTCCCATCACAACCTCTTCAGGCAAATAAGTGACTCCGCTTTCCATGAGGTGAAGAATCTTTTGCCCACGAAAAAGCCCCACATGCGGGGGCTTATTTCTTTGTCTCGGATGGAAGGCGACTATGCAGCCTTCCTTGGGCATGGGTAGCGGATTTAAAAGTTTTAACCGTGAAGATAAAAAAGTAATTTTGCCCTTAGGCTGCATAAAGAGTTCAAGTGCTTCCGCCCGATCTATGCCGTATAGGTCCATTGCAGCTTCATGAACAAAGTGAACACAGTTGTAGTGTTCGTCATCGTATTGCTTATCAAGCAAATGATCATGACTTTTCATATAGCCCCCTTCAAACCACTAAAGCGATCCAGTGCAAAAATGTCCCCAGTTTTAGTGGTATTTAATCGTGGTGATTCAGCCTTGAATGTCACAGCTTTATGGTTCATGGCGACACTTGAGAGTTGTAGTCCGAGTAAATAAAACATTGGAGAATTCAGATTGTCTGAACTGTAAATCCGGTAATTTACTGTTGGCTTTACATCGGGATATTGGCCTTCGATTACCCGTTCAAACTCATCCGGCATTACATCACCTAAACCAGATATAGAGACTGTTAATGTCTGGTCCAGATCACCCAGCATTCCGGATCTTTGAATAGATGCTGGCAAAAATTCATAATAGACCTGACCGGATCCCTCCTTATGTTGAACATAAACACCTCGGTCATCATTACGGACTATTCGGTATGTATTCATAAAAGAAGGATGAGAAAGCTCAATACACTCCAATTGATAGACATCAACTTTCCGATTGAAAAAGAATTTGGCATATTCGTTATCCATTAGACCTCCCAATCCTTAATCAAAGCGATATCGGCAGTAAGGTTAGGCTGGTTTTGAACAACTTCGAGCTGTGCATTTACCCGGTAAAGGTTGCCATTCACTTCATTGGTCTTGAACGAGTTCGGAATGAAGTTACACAGGTATTGCTGACGAGCTCCCTGATCAATCACCAGATCCGCATAAAATGAGGCTGGCTTGTTCTGGTATACCCGCCAGAACGCCATCATTTTATTGAAATCGGTTTTACTTAAATTCCAGTTCACATCAACAATGTGGCTATTACGTTTTACATCGATGTAATAGCGACCACGACCGCCGTCCATCTGCTGACGTTTCACATCATCACCCGGTGTTACGCCATAGCCGCTGGTCTGAGGATTTAGCTTTAACTTGTACATAACTTTCCTTCAGGTAATAAAAAAACCCGCTTTCGCGGGTTCTTTTATTAAAGTTAACTTGATTAATTTTTAGAAATTAATAGATATTACTTTTGAATATAAATACAAAAACATCACTTAAAATTAAATTTATTTATTAACAACCTAGCGCTTCTAATTGCTCTAAAACAATTATTGCTGCACTATCTGCTGTATCAAAATCAACTAGCTCATAATCAAAAACACAACATGCTCCAACCATTTGTTCTGGACGTAACCGCGGAACTTTACCTACATTTTCACGCTGTATCCGCATAAACTCTGGACTCAATTTTCCAATTAATTTATCAAGAATACTAGTTTGCCATTCAATGTCCTGCTCTGTTGTTTTCCAGGTATCTAAATCTAGGATTGGAAAACCGGATTGTTCAAATATACAATTAACAAAAACTGAACATGTAAGGCTATCACCTACCGTATTAGGGGTACTTAGAAAATCACCTCCTGAGATCCTAGATCCACCAAAATTTACGATTCCATAAGGAGCAGGAAAATAGAAAACTTCATTATTATTCAAATCTTTATTATGAGAAATTTGTTCAAGTTCATTAATTATATGTACAAGAGTTCTTTCTGGAATTTTTTCTAAATCAAACCAGTACATAGCATAACCGTCAGAGTCATTACGTCTTTGAAAAAAATAGGTTTCATGCCAGCCAAAATGAGCTAGTACTAATTTATTATCTTCAATAAATACAAAACCAGTATGATTTTGTTCTGATGTTACCTTTTTAATTATGACTCCAAGTTGTGAGTCTTTGGGTTTATAATTAATGTCTTTAATGAGTTGAAATTTTGCATTCATTATAAAAGCTTACTCACAACTAAAATTTATATATTTAAACCGCGATCTAAGCCATACATCTCACGTTTTGGGTTTAATCCCTCATTTATAACAACGTTCTGAGTATATAAATACATTTCTTTCCACAATGAAATTTGATTTTTATAAACATTTGTTGAGCGTAATAAAGCTATGAGAGACCATGAAGTTAAACTACTTTTATTTAACTCTTGAAAAAAATTATTTAAAAACTTAAGGTCTTCAACTTGTACAGCTTGATGCATTAATACTGTCATATATGCAGAAGCCTCTCTTCCTCTATTAGTTGCTTCTAATTTATATATTTCAAAATAATGTTTTTTATCCCACCAAAAACTATTTTTAGAATCTTTAAATATCTCAGGTGAAATAATATTATCTTTACTATCAAGTCTAAGATCATATGATTGAAAAGAACCAATGACACATAAGCATAAAAAAAACGCAAGAAAATCTGATTGATTATTTAGAAAGCTTTTAAAAAAAACACGCATTGATTCAGTATGATCAATGAAATTTTCAACGCTTTTATTTACGCGATTAGCAACTCCATTATAATTAGAAACTACAGTTGTACTACGATTTATAGAATTTAGTGTATTACTCGAAAAAGAAGGTAAACTTAATGAGCTTGAATAGGTATCAACTAACATAAGTACCTCCATTTCTTATTAATTTTTTTACTGAATCTTGTAATAATGGAATGAATTTTAAGAAATCTAATTCAGATCTATGAGAAGCATCTGTATTAACATCTATATTCATTAGAATATTTTTTTGCACTTTAGCCTTGGGAATTCCTATATTAGGATCAATCACCAATGACATTTTCTGACCATTAGAATACTGAACAACCTGATTAATTTTAATATTGTCAATAAAATATGATTTATTAGTTCTATAACTAATTTCTTCTAAATCCTCCTGCATGTTATTTAAATAAGAAACATTACTTCTTAACAAATCACAACCTATTTTTTCATTATCAACAGGTATACTAAGCTCAACAACATTACCAATACGAATAATCTTTTCATTGAGCTGATCAAAAAATACGCTAATTTTTTCGTAAAAAAAATCTACCTCTTTGATTATTTCATTGAAAGTATAAAAATTTTCATCTCTTTCAAATACTAATTGTAAATCAATTAAGCTTTGATCTTTTAAATAAACCAAATTAAATTGCTTATTACTATCAAGATTAGTAATTTCAACATATTGAATCAAACGTCCATTTTCTTCCGATTGGGTCATTTCATTAGAAATTTCAAGCCCAGTTATATTTTTCGACCATTCTTTTTTCTTAAAATTAATTTCTCCGTTAAAGAATAATACAGTACGGATACTATCAATTTGCCATTTAAATTCAGTCATGGTATGCCTAATATGATTTATATAGAATTAATCAAGGTTTGTTATACAAGTCTATTGAACAAATATATGCAATTATTACGGATGAATACACATATTTGAGGAGACTATAATCTTTATAGTTAACACTAGATTTAATTTTCCCAAGGCTATACACTCCAGAGACGAAAACACCTTCTTACTAATTAATAAGAAGGTCTCTTAGCGCGAATATTACGTTGAAATTACTACCGAAGTCAATATCGTAGTTCCGATAAGTAGTCAAGCCAGAAACTTTCATAATCTGTCTAATTCTATTACTTTAGAAAAACTACACGCCAAATAACGTCGTCTTGATAAACGTTTAAATATCTTAAATATATGAAACAAAGTGTATCGAAAGTCAGAAACACTTTGTACATATCGTTAGAAAGCAAGTCGAATACAGCGTATAGGTAGTGAAATGCCCCCCCGTTCGGCGGCCTCACATAGTTAACGGTTACGCCTTACAGTGGTATTCTCAGTCAAAGATCGACTAATAGTTGAGTTTGGATTACCAATTTGATCACTTACAAGCTTCGGTACCGTTCTTGGAAGCTGCTTATCCATTTCATCTTTAACAATGATCCGGACTGTTTGCTCATCCAGTTGTTCGGCTTCAACTGTCGCCCCACTCACCTGATTAATCACTTCAATTTTGAAATTGATTATCGATGAAGCTGGCTCAATTGAAGGCTTAATCTCAGCTTGAGGGCGTGAAGCACGTCCTGAAGTAAAGTCCTGAACATCATCCAGATTTGAGCGATCCAGAACTAAACCATTGGATGAGAAGTAGACCTTGCCATCGTGGTATAGATCAGAACTGGCCGAAGAAGAAGCGATAGGTACGCTTCTATTACCCTTATAAATAATCTGAGAATCTTGAACCGGTTGATTAAAGATATCAGCTTGCTTTTGGCTTTCTATAAAGGCACTAGAGCTCATCATTGCACGGCGCATGACACTATCAGCTGAAGCATTGTTATTGAGAAAAGCTTCAGGGTTTGTACTCTTACGCATTTTCTCAACTAAACCAACTCCCCCCCATCTTTTAATGTCTTCTTGAGACCATACAATCTCGCCTTTGTGCACAGCTCCAGCAACTTCATATTTCCCACCTCGACCCGTGTAACCACCTTCAGCAAAGCCTTGATCTTTGATTGCCCGGATGTTTGCAATAATGCTAGCCCCTTGAGCAACTGCCCCAGCAATCAACGGTAAGTTAAGAGGAAAACCAGCTTTTGAAGCTGCTGCAATATTTTGCTGAATCGCAATACCAGCAGCTGCAATCGCATAAGCTTTATCTGCAGCGAACATGATTTTGTAAGCTTTAGATTGCTCTCCAAACATTGAACCAAACATAGATGTAAGAGAACCCATCATTTGGCCACCAAATGCAATTTGGGTGTTCAAACGATCTTGCTGATATTTATCTTCAATATCCTGAGCATTCTGAGCATATTCGGCAGCAATCTGATTGCGTTGGTCCTGAGCAGCTTGAATGATTGCTGTTTTCTGGTTTTCGAAATCCTGCTGCTTAATTAGTCCAGCTTCGAATTGAGCATTCAAACCATCTAAAGAGTTTTGCTCATTCAGGTCGGTAGCAGCAAATTGACTATCTGCTAAATCATTTGCAGCATTTAAACGGCTAAATCGTTCCTGATCCTGTCTGAAAAATTCTCCGGTACCATTCATATCCGCTTGGATACCACCCCAGTTTTGAGCAGCATTATTCACTTTATCGCGTGTCTCTTTATCCTGATTGGCTTTAGATAATGCGATTAGCTTTTGCCGCTCTTCTATAGAAAGCTTGGTATTCTTAAGAATTTCCTCCCGTTCGAGTCTGTAACGTTCCTGCATGGCTTGCGTTTCAGAAAGCAGAGATAAACGGGCTTGAAACAACCGCTGTTCCTGAGCTAGTTTTAATAACCCTAACTCTTGCTGTTTTTGCTGTTCCAGCAATTCAACAGCTTGCTTCTGCTCAAACTTACTTAATTCAAGGTCATGAGCTGCATTGAACTTTTTACGGTTAAAGGACTCTTCTAGTAACTGTTCCTCGGTTTTCTGGAACTCCTTATAGTCTTCCAATTTCGTTCTAAGGGCTTGTTTGGCTATAGCAATATCATTATCTGCACGACGATTTATTTCCGCCTTTATTTCTGCAGTACGTTCCGGGCTAAAGTTTGCTTTATCAACATCCTCCAGTCTTGCCTTTCTATTATTGTTAATCCGTCCGACTTCACTAGCCACCTCATTTTCAAGTGACCGTTGCAAATCCTGTTGACGTTCAAGTTGAGATTGAATATCACCAGCTGCTTTATCACTTCCTTTACTTGCACCACCTTTCACCTTGCTCTGCATCTTGGGAGATTGATGTAGAAGCTTAAGAGACACTCCATCCTCAAAGATCACTTCACTGACATAACCACCTCCCTTGCTGTCATACCATGTCTTGATATCTTTCACAGCAACATTGGTCGTGATTGGTGTTCCTTCAGGCATTGAAAAATCAATACCTTTATGAAATGAAGAAGCCCCTTTAGTTGGGGCTTTTCGTGGACCATAATTAGAACTGATCTTGTAGGAAGTTAAAGGTTTTCCTCCCGCCTGTAATCGAGCCAGATGTTCATTAGAAACTTTCTGACCTGACAATGAGCCACCATATCGGACGTCAAGATGTGGACCAGTACCAATACCGGATTGACCGGAAATACCGACCAAGCGTTTAGTAAGTTTTGCTTGTTTTTCAATTTCCTGCGTCTGCTTTCTTTTAGCTTCAGTTAATTTATCTTCTCGCTCCTGTTGTTCTTCGATGATCTTGAGATTTCTAAGTGCGCTATCAATTTCATCTTTAGACAAAATTGCACTCATTCCTTTAGCTTTTTGCAGTTCTAAAATGGCATTAGCTTGAGCAACAGTGTAACCTTTATCAAGCCAACCTGATTTATAGATTGAATCAATAACGCTATCTTTTTGCTTGGCTTGATAATCTTGCAAAGCCTTAGTTGCCTTTTCTGCTTCAGTAGCAGTATTTCCTAAAGCATCCGCTTGTTTTTGATGCTGAATTGCCGCATTTTGTGCTTCATTACCTCCAAGTTTCACTTCAACTCTTAATAATTTAAGTTTCTCAGCTGATAAACTTGCTTTAGATGCATTGTCATCATACTGCGCAGCCTGTTTTTTCAGATTTTCATATAGATCTGTAGGCAACTTAATTTTATTTAGACGTTCAATGGCTTCTGTATAGCTGATAGTTCCAGTTCTCGCTTCTTGGGAAATTTTTTCAACCTCCCTATTTCCTCGTGCATAGTTCTCGATATCAATTAATGCAGACCCTACAGCACGCGATGATTTCTCTAATGCTTTATTTTGTGCATTAAAAGCAGTAGTTAAATCATTAACTGCTTTAGCCTTATCATTGCCAGTTAATTTTTTTAACTCCTCATCAGCTTTCTCAGCAACTTTAGCTTGTTCAGCAAGCTTTTGCTTTGCCTCCTCTGCCTTATTATTAAAATAAGAATAGGCTGCCGCTAATCCCATTACTCCTAATGTTGCAACTCCAGCCCACCCACCAATTAATCCAAACGCCCCTTTAGCTAGTCTCCCTGCAATTGAAGTTGCAGTATTTAGCTTAATTTGAGCTGCTGTTTGTGCATTTGTAGCAGCAGTTACTGCTGCCTGTGCTTGTGCGTATCGAGTTGCTGCCGCTGTTGCGCCAAATTTAGCTTGGGTTTCTGCATTTGTTGCTCGCACATTCGCGAGATGAGCTTTTGCTGCATTCAAAGCAGCGGTAGCTTCTGCATATTCTGCTTGAGCATTTAATACAGATGCTTGGCGGCTCGCTAAAGTTGAAGCCATTCCCTCTTTAATAGCAGCGCTCTTCATCAAAATTGCACGAGTGATATATCCAATACCAACTACTAAAGCCCCATCAGCAATTAAATCTAAATTACTTGCAAGAGTTTGAACTGATCCAGCTAATACCTGTGCCGCACCACTTCCCTTACCTGCTTCGCCAACAAATTTTGTGATCTCGTTGTTTAGGAGTGTGAGAGACTGCCCGATTGTGATATCTGTTTTAGCAAAAAGAGCATCAACATCAGATTCTACATTTCTAAGCGCTTTTACAATTTCTTGTGAAGTAATTTTTCCTTCAGCTGCTACTGAACGCAACTCTCCTACGGTGATCCCCATGCCTTGAGCAATAGCCTTTGCTAGAGCTGGTGTTTGTTCCATAACTGAGTTGAGTTCTTCACCACGTAATGTACCGCTTGCCAAAGCCTGCCCGAATTGTACTAAAGCTGCATCAGCTGCTTCTGCACTTGCACCACTAATTGCTACAGCTTTAGAAACTGTTTCAGTTAAACGTGCTGTGTCATCCATTGTGAGGTTTAAAGTTTTGGCATTATCACTAAAACGCTGGTAGACCTGTAACACAGAATCCCAAGCCGAATAGGTTTTTTGAGCAATTCGGAAAGTGTCTTCCGTTGCTTTATTTAGTTCAACTTGATTATTAGTGACCAACTTAAGACGGTTTTGTAGTCCAGTATATGTATCCATCTTTGAAATGGCAGAACTTACTGTTACTAGCCCAGCCATATACCCAGCTAGTGCTCGCGTAGCTACAGATAAGTTGTCCATAGACTTAGATGCAAACTCACCTTTACGCTCAATACTATCCAGTTCATTGCCTAGATTGCGCGCATTTCGTTCTGCATTTTTTGCATCAATTACAATGACGAGACGTGATTCTTGTGCCATCTTACTTTCCTCTAGGCAATAAAAAGCCCACTCAATGAGTGGGTTGTTAAGGTTGATTTTTGGGTTAGTGTTTTTGCTTAAGATGCGCTCTTGTTCTCGTGATATCTCAATATGCTGGCAACCTTTTGGAACAGATAGCCCACTAAGAATCCATTTAAGATTATCCCGATACCTGTAATAACCATGATTCCTGACCATACGGTCTCGGTGCCATAATAAGTTCTTGGAACTTCAACTCGGCCAAACACAAGTATAAAAATAAATCCAGATATAATACCTAGAACAATTAACCCCCATCCGATGGCATTGCAAACTTCACTTTCTTTCATTGTTTGATATTGTGGTGTGCTCATGCTGTATCTCTTCTTTAATTACCAATTCGAATTTACTTTCTGCTGAGTTTTAATCTTTTCAGCCATATCATCCGATAGAGTATTAATCTTACTAATAATCAGTGGTGTGGACTTCCTACTTTCAGTTATAGGGTAATTTTGTGCAGGCATCATTATTCCAGCACTCATGTGCGATGGAGCGCTATAGGTTAAACCATCATAACCCACGCGCATTTTCCCATCCTTAGTGTCCACTCTTACAGTAAAATCAACACGTTCGTTTCCTGTCATTGCCAAGCACTCCATGCCCGAACAAGGATATCGCATATTGCCCTTTCCAATGATAGTGCCTGATGCCTTATCTTCATATTGAATTACTGCGTTAGCAGAAGCAAAAGCTACAGCGAACCATTGTCTAGCGCCATCATAAATCTGTGCTTGGTTTAATCCATCAATTTGATAAACCTTTTCAAATTTTACAGGCTCTGAGGGTTGTTGGGGAGTTGTCGCACACCCCGCTAAGCCCAATCCAAGAAATCCCGCTAATAAAATCTTTTTCATAATGTAATCCATTTGTTATTAATCTCACACAATTTAACAAATGGACAAAATAATGTCATCAAGAACTTAAAAAGGAAGATTCTCTACTAGTCCATGTGGTCAAGCCAAAATACATCCTCAAAATTTTTACATACACCTACTTTTTTGAGTTCTTTATATATAAGTAAGGCTGTATCGATCTTGACAGAATGTCCCTGCTCGGCTCTTGTCACATAGTTTGATAGAACTCTGCTACCACTAACAAAACCACACCGCTTTGATAGCTCATAAACCGTTAAGCCTGCTTTTTCACGCAAACAAGCAACATTATTCTTTACTTCCATTGCTGCACCACAAGTTAAATTTTAGAATATTGTAGCACAATAAAAGATAATTACTATTTTTTGTGTTAGCACAACAAAAAGAATTGACACAATAAAAGATATTAAATAAGATGACTTCATCAAGGCTAAAAGCCATGAAAAAGAAAACCCCTTGCAGACGTCGAAATCAGGCAAGGGGTTTATGTCTAAACCAATGGAGATTTAAGACATGTCTAATATAGCACAAATCAACGATACCAAAATATCAATTGTTAACTTCAAATCTGTTCCAGTTGTTACTACAGCAATGCTTGCTGATTTCTATGGAACCGATACAGACAACATCAAACAAAACTATTCTCGAAATAAAGAGCGGTTTGTAGAAGGTAAACACTTCTTCAAAATTATTGGTGAAGAATTGAAAAAATTTGTAGGTGACTTAAAGTCACTTGCAAATTTCCCTGCAATTTCAAATAAAACTCGATCCCTTATCTTATGGACAGAACGCGGTGCTGCACGTCATGCCAAGATGTTAGACACAGACCAAGCATGGGAAGTTTTCGAGCAACTTGAGGATTGCTATTTTGTCCGTAAAGAGATTTTAGCCAAAACCCACAAATCAGAACGTGAACCCCTAACCAATGCTGTAAATCTTCTTGTAGCTAAAACTAAGCATTTGAATTACAGCGATGCTTATAAATTAGTTCATCAGCGTTTCAATGTTCAGCATATTGATGAAATTCCATACGATGTAATACCTGTGGCTGTGGAGTATGTTCACCACTTAATTGCTATGTACAGCAAGGCTGAAAAACAAGGTTCTTTATTTGATGAAGATCAATTTAAGCTGCTCAAGAACCTAATTGATGCAATTATTTCCCAAAACTTTGCGACTAGTCGAATCTATCGAGCAGTACATATGCTTAACAACGAGCAAGGACACTACTTAGCTGAATATGCTTTTAAAACTAATATTGCAGTTCTAAAACTTACTCGGGCAATGGATTTAAGAGGGCCACTTAATAGAAAAATCATTAGTGATGATTTAAAAACCATAAGCTACACAACAGGCAATCAACATTATAGCGACCGTTGGTTTCATCCATTGATGGAATCGGGAATGCTAGCTGGTGCTTTGCGAATTTCTGGTGGTTGGTAGTCTTCTAACAAAAAAGCCCTTCGGGGCTTTTCTCTACATAAAAACACCCTCATATTTGAGGGTAATTTAACAAGTGGTTAATAATGGCGCAATAAAAAACCATCTTCTGGTGGTTTAGACAGCTTCATCAACAATGTTATCCACTTTGTCTTCTTTTGGAAAGAAAAGCTTATGGTTGGTATTTCGGTTTTCTGCCATGAATTTTCTTGCAGTCATGTCTTTAAATTCATATGCCGACCAGACTAAACCTGCATAGAAGTCTATAAATTGTAGCTCAAGGCACTTTGAGCTATCCATTGGCATAATATTGCATGACTGGTTAACAATTTGGTTTTCAATGCCACACTCTAAAACCATCTGTTTTAAATACTCACCCATATTCCATTTCAACGAAACCCGCTCACTTCTTCTGTCAGGCATAAAATCTACATATTTATGCTTGCAGATAGTCCCAAGAAGTAAAAGTTTCACCATATAATTATAGAAAGCATTTGGGTCGTTCTTGAATCTTGCATTAACAAATTCTTTATTTGCTGTAATTGAGCGAAGTTGTATATCTGGATGGTCTTTGATAAGTTTCGCAGTCAATTTGACGAATATTTCTTTATCTTTTAGATTCAAATCAACTGATTTTAATTCATTTTTTAAAGGTCTTTTTCTTTTTTCATATAATGCTCTTACAATACGCTGAACATACTTAACCTTATTCTCAGGCAAACAGATTGCTGCTAACGTAAGCATTCGACTGGAACCACCCTTTTGATAAGGCTTTTCCATATTCCAACCTAAATCACCACTTTCATCCAAGTATATAAATGTTCGCATATTTTATTATCAAGCATTAAAAAGCCCCTAAGAAACTTAGAGGCTAGAATTCGGTGCGGCACCTAGAGGCAACGTATTTACAATACGTTTACGATTATCGCAGTGTTTATCGTACCTCAATCTAGGCGTGGTGTATTTATACCGCGCTGCGACTACATTGATAGAATATTTGATAATGACATTCCTGTCAATACAGAATCGCCTAGTCAATGTCAACCACTTGACCGTATTATGTTACATCAATCGCGTTACATCCCGTCGCTTGTTCACAGTTAAGTATCGCACGTCAGCATTTAAGTCTTCGTCGCTCGTTGCGTCGCCTTCTTATGGCACTCCTCCAAAAACAAATTATCCAACGCAAAAATACAGTCATTAAAAATATGAGCAGCCACTGGCAAATCATTATGCTCTGCATAGACATTGATTGCCTGCTGATCTAAAGATAAAGGGATACCCTGCTCATATCGTCGGGATCTGCAAATAGTGCTAAATGCCGAAAGAATAGAGTCAGCCGCATAAGAATATTCTGGCGGATCCGGAATACGGCCACCTAAGAATTTGATTTGTTCGATTTCGTGCGGCGTTTTCGACGCATACGTTTTTTGGTATTTGTAGAGCTCGATGACTTTCCCAGAATTAAAGCCTTGTCCTTGTCGGCTTCTTCCTGAATCTTCTGGGCCTGTTCTTTAATAAATAGCCAGATCGAAATACCAATATCACCAAGATTAAGAAGCTTTGAGGCATTCTCAGGTGTATATGGCTTTTCGGTCTCAACAGTTTTACCGTCTACGATTTCGGCAAATACCACACCTTTCCAGTCTTCTATTAAATGGGCAGCACACGCATCCATTAACAATTCATGGTAAAGCTTGGCATTTTCATCTTTGACCATCACATCATAGCCTTTAGACGAGATCTGATTTCCTGCTCGTTCAATAGCTACCTGAAAAGGCTTATAAGCGATACCACGGACTTTAAATTCTGCCTGTACCTCTCCATCAGCACCTTTGTATTCGCACCATTTTGATACGTCCGAGCTTTTAATAATTCCGACTTTTAAAGCCATAACAACCTCTGATTTTTAGAAATAAAAAAGCCCATGGGATTCCATAGGCTTTGTTACTGAATAAGCTGATTACACGAGAGCACGTACAATCGTTGGTGCTGTACGGACTTGGGCAAAGTTGATATCTAAAGTAATGATGTCGTCACCCCCGCCATCTGGGTGATTGGCTTCCATCACTTCTAATTGAGGGAAGTTAAACGAGTATTTACTGCCTTTGCTGTCTTTAATATCAAAGGTCAGCGTAAACACATCTCGGGTTTTAATGGCATCAATCCACCCTGCCGCAGTTGCCGAGAACATGAAGGAAGCATTTGCTTCGATATCCATCATCTTTTCAATGTAGAACTCTGGTGTGTACTTGCCTGAGCCGATACAACGGATTGCTTCAAGATTGTTATTAATTGAAAGCGTAAGAGACTGCAAACACGCTTTACCTTGAATCGTCTGTCCATTTACCAGTAAGTTTTCCACGTTTGGCATGCTGACCAGTGGACGGGTTGTTGCAGCTATAGGATTAGTGACAGGATTGACTTGCTGACGTGTAAATGAGCTACCTACCAGTCCAAAATTACCAGTGATTTTCCCAGTTGTTTGAATGGTGATTTCACCGGTATTCACCTGTACACCACGGTAAATAAATACCTGACCGATATCTTCAAATACTTTGACCAGTGTTAAAGATTTACGTACGGTACCGCCAAAGCTTAAAGCATTTGCTGCCCAGTTATTAAAGGCTAAAGCACTTAAGAATAAGTCAAATGTTCCAAGAGATAGTTCAAACTCTAACTGGCCTGTTACCTCTGCTTCAGTAACCACACCACCTTGTCGAAAACGTGAATCTACTACTTCACTGCTTTCTTCAGTTGAGACGTTTTCAGATAAACCATCACTGACACGGCGAACCGTGTACCAGATCGGGTTTGCCGGAGTTGTTCCCAGCACCGCTTCTTCACAAGCATATAATCGAATTTTTGCGCCTGAACTCATTTATAGTTCTCCAAAATTTAGGCATAAAAAACCCGCTTCATCAGCGGGCAGTTATAAAAGATGGGCGTAAAAAAACCCGCTAAATTTGCGGGTTTTTAATGTGTTGCATCTGTGTCGGAGATCACTGGCGGTTCCACACCATTCAAGGCTGCAGCTACTGCCTGAGATAAGTTAGTAGGCTGGAACTCCAATGGTGTTTCACTCAACGGTTCTTCAGGCTCTGGTTCGGGTTCTTCATGCAATCGAATATCAATCCAGCGAGTTTCTGGAATATCTACAGGATTATCGAAATCAGGAATAATTGAGGCTGTTTCGATATCAAATTTTTTCTTGTAGGTTTTTACTGCAATATCCCCATCTTCATGCTGCTCATAAGACACAGCAACAAGAACATTACCGTTTGCATCTTTAGGCATTTCAATGTACCAGCCCTCTTTAGCAAATCCCAGAGAACCTTTAATCAGGTAGTCACCTGTACCTAACTTTTCAAAGTTAATCGGCTGTTTTGAGGCATCTTCATTGAGTTCAAGTGAATCAGCAAATAGTCTTGCAATCGGTGAAGCTGCCTTGTAAACCCCGTTCGAATCAACAGTGAACCCCTTGGAGCGAAGTTCGCCAGAAGTCTCAACAGTAACCAATTTGCCGCTGGTCGCGCTGTTATTGGTCGTATAAACGATATTGTTCTTGCTCGTATAAACGATTTGCTCTGCTTTACTTAAGGTGTCAGTGGATGGCACATAATTCCATGCAATTACAGCCATACAATTGGCGCGTGTTGAGGTGTAATATGGTAAAAATAACTCCGTACCTGTAAATTCTCCACGAGTAACCACGATAGAAGGTGCATAAGCAGCTATATAGGGATTTGTATAAATACTAGTGGGTGCATTCTTAAAACGAGTCTTTTGTCTCCCTGCTTTATAACCAGCATCAATATCATTTCCGGCTTCTGAAGTTGGAGATCCACCATAACCTAAGTTAGATAAACCATAAGAACCATAAGCTGCTACATTACCGCTTTCTACTCCAACACCTCTTGTTGCCGCTGTACCTAAGCCCGTAACTTGAGTCCAGTCTGGAGTGAGGTTTGGAATGCCCGAAGCAAAAGGCAGCATAAATTGCCGCTTACCTTGAGATGAGTTATAAACAAAAGGTCGGTGGTCCCAACTAAATCTAAATAAAAGATTTGCCATTATGCAGTCACCCCGTCAATTACCTGAAAAGTCAAAGTTTCTGTATGCTGACTAGTACCGCTCACCACAGCTTTGATATCCATCTGACACAGACCCAAAGGCCACGCTGCAGTACTTGCCTCTGATTTCACATTCAGCCACCCCTTTTGAGTACTCTGATTTAATACTGCACAAGTCAAGGTTGCTACAGCGGTTCCATCCAAAGTTTTAACTTGAGAAGTAAAGGTATATCCCGTTAAATCAATCGCTCGACGCACATCATTGGCTGGATATTGCAGCGCGTCATCCATATCAACGAGCTGCAAATTTAAGTTGAATGTGTCACCACGCTTAAAAACAAAATTGCTCATAAGTGATTCCTATAGACATAAAAAAACCACCGATGAGGTGGTAGTGAATAAGGCATAAAAAAACCGCTTCTTAGCGGTCATTTAATTAAAGTAATTTAAGGTTTGTAATCTAAATCAACACTTACTCCAGTAACTACATTATGTTTAGTTCCACCAAGACTATTCACATTGGCCAAACGTATATTCACATCGGAAACACATAGCTTGTTTTCGCTTTGCCACTTCTTCAGTTCAACAGACATAACATCTTCAAGATGTCTTTCCAGTTCTTGCCGTTTAATTTCGATTTCTTCTAAAGTCAGCATACATGACATATCAATTCACCTTAAACCCAATGCTCACATTATACTGAATGAAATCAGCATCTTTACCCGCATAAATAGATTGGCCATTCAAACATTCTAAGTGTTCGATTATGAAATATTCAAAATGAGCCAGCAATGCATCGCTTAGAACCGTTACGGCCTTCTCTCCAGTATGTAATCGGTCAAAGCATTGGATCATGATATTACCGGTACGGCGTGTACATGGCTTATCTGCAATGCCTGAGGTAAAACTCGGGCCACCTGCAATCGTTAAACGGCACCATACACCTTTTGTTGGAACAGTAAAGTCAGGTGCATTTGGATACTGAATCCGTTCTTGAGCAATACCCGTAAAGCTTTGCATGCGATCAATAATAGCTTGCCTTGTCTGCTCTAAAGTCATTGCCATTTTAGCCACCGTACTTTTGAGAAATAAAGTTAAACGTGAGGCCATAAATACCTTGTGGTGCTTGATCAGACCAGCCGTTTTCTAAGCGCGGTCCATAAGCTTTATTGTTCTGGATATAAACCAAATTACCTAACTTAATCTTCATTGCCTGAATCGCTGCGTCGTTAATAGGGTTTGTTTCAGGTTCACGCACGCCGAAATCAGCAGATCCAACCGAAACAATATGTGAAGCACGGTATGCTCCAGTATCAACAGGACTTAAATTAACTAAGGATTGCACAGTATCCATAACAATATGCTTCACCTGGTCTTCTGCTGCTTTAGACACATCAAAACTAAATTCAGTTGGCTTTTTCCCCTTCCATCCCATCATTCACCTCGCTTTCTTCATACATTTTAAAAAGGTCTTGAGCGATCGCCTGAATTGAATAAGCTTCAAACTCAGAGCTCGGTTCTCGTTCACCCATGAGCTTTTTAATCTTTTGCCAGACATGAACAGCTTCATGTAAAAGCAATCCATAAACTTGAATTCGGTCTTTATCCGCCGTATCACCAATTTGGACGATTGCATATGCACCATCAGAAAAAGTACTAACTTGCGCATCCGCTCCCATATCCAAAAATTGATCGGCCTTATCCATATCTTCAAATAACAAATCCATGTGTAGTTGATTTCGAGCAAGCGTGTACTGCACATGTTGAAAAGGCGAGATATACCATTCAGGAACATAATCAGGATTAACCATTTTAGCCCCTACACTTTTCGAAGCTGACATTTCCAAATAGTATTAGCTGGATCCTGTTGAATATTAATTACCCGGAATGAGCCTAAGGCAGTTAACCATTCATCTTCAATTTTTGGAGTCATAGTTACTTCATTTTGAAGCACGGTTGCCTTTTTATCCGTGGCCAGTACTCCAAGTGTTTGGATCTCATATTGACTGTATGAGCCAAACAGAACGCCACGGCCAGAATAGTTTTCTTTAACTTCAACATAAGTTTCAGTTTTAGGATCCCAATTCGTTTTAGAGATCCGCTCACATGTAAAGGTATGAATGGCATCTGCTAAATCATCATTAAATGCTTCAGCAATGTCTGCCTGAATTTCGTCACGTAAGCCCATATCATGCCCTGTAAAGTGGTATGCCAAAGCCATTAAAACTTGCATTTGGATCTTTCAAATCAAGTGAATCAATAAAATCAATTGCTATCTGTTCAAAGCTAGAGATTGCTTCAGATCCGTCTTGAAATTCTTTTTCTGACTCAACAGAATCAGCCTTAACTTTCTTACGCTTCAACTGCTGCTCTTTGCCGTTATAAATTACTTTGGCCAGAATTCCTTTGATAATTTCACAAGCCGCGTCCTTAAGAAGTGGATCAATTGGATCTGGTACAAAACCAATTCTGTTTTTCATCCACACATTTGCCAGCTTCACCAGACGAGCCTTATCACTGTCTGGTGCAAAATCGCTGCCCAAAATTGAATTTGCGTCATCTACAGTAATAAAGCTCATTGCATTATTCCTTCGGGATTAATTTAAGAAGTTCTGCTTTTGTTGCAGACGGCTTGTAACCAATGTTTTTACTAGCCAAATACTCTTTTAATTGATCATTTGACCAGTTTTCAAAATCATTAGCTGCCGTTTCTGTAGCTGGGTTTTCTGCCGCTTTTCCAGCTTCCAATTCAGCAATACGTGCCTGCATTGCAGGAATATCATTTTTAAAAGCTTCAAATTCAGTTTTTATACCGACCACTTGAGCTTCAGCATCTTTGAGAGCTTTATCTGCTAAGACTGCTGCATCTTTTAATCGTGAATTTTCAGATAACAACTCTGACTGGTTACCACCGGCCTGCTCTAAGATGGCAATTTTCTGCTTAAGCTGAGTGTTTTCTTCAACTACCTTTTCACATTCAGCTTTTGCATCATCCATCACAGCTTGAAGTTCAGGGGTAATTCCCACTGCGACATTTACTGTGGCCAAAGTCGTTTTTTGTGGCACTTCCAACTTACGAACTTCAACTGGAACTTCCAAAGATTCATAATCCTTTTGAATCTTTGGATAATTACCGTAAATAATTACCTCTTTTGCTTTCAAATTTGGGTTTTCATAATAGTCAGGGTTAGCAATAATGCCTGTCTCTAATGCAGCCGCTGCTGCAATGCGTGTATAGATAATCTTCATGGCGCTTTTCTCTTAATAATAAAAAAGAGGGCTTATTAGCCCCCTTAGGTTTTAATTTTTAGGTTTTAACCAGTTGTCGCTGTACCCGATAAATCAAGTAAGGTACCTGCTGTCATTTTGTTGCTGGTTGCATATTTGATCCAGTTAGCGCTTGAACCAAGTAATGTAAGGTCAGGATTTTCACCTTTCGATGTATCCCAACTATAACCAAGAATATCTAAGTTAAATGCACCTTCAGCACGCATACCGATTGCTAAGTTTTCTTCATCATTGATGTCATAAGCTCGGAAGCCCGGTACTTGTGATTCAGTTACAGTGACAGCGCCATACTGCAAACCAAAAGCATCGTTATCACCTACAGCGTCCGTCACCAAGACCGGCTTTCCTAAGGTTCCCGGTAAACCACCGTAGATAACGATTTCAGATTCACCATAAATTTGCTTAGTGATTGCATCATCGACAATATCGAAATATGTATCTGAGTTCATCACCCATAAGCCAATGCGGCCAAACTTATCACCAAACTTTCGCATACCACGAGTCAATGCTTTGCGGCCATCAACAACGATACTACCTTTTGCAACCATGTCTGGATTGCTAGAAATAGCAGCTTTTAAAGAAGCTAAACTGTACTCTAATCGGCCTGCAACCAATGCATCTGCAAGATCGTAACCAACAACCATAGCAAATTCTTCTGGTGTACGAGCACGGCGCTTAAATGCCTCTTCAGTTGATGCATAAGGACCATATTTATATGGGACTTTTACGCCTACAGACTCACCAGAACCAATTTTCTCTGGAACTACTTTGGCGGTTGAATTCACATCACGATGTTTGATGCTACCGCCCACTTTGTAGAATGCTTCTTTATTGAAATCACCTTCAATGATCTCATTGCGATAAACAATTGCACCATTAGAGGCTTGGTTAAATACATTCAAATTATCTTGCAAACGCTCTAAATAAGCAGTTTGAGCCAATTGATTATAGATGATCATGTCTGAATTAACTGTCGTAGTCATAACTACTTATCTCCAAATATTTAATGATTAGTTCGGTAGTTTTAGGAAGGCATCATTGCCATGTTCTTTGATGTAATCTGCTTTCTGAGAAACAGACATTTCACTGCGTTTCATTCCAGTAGGTGCTCCACCTTTGCCCCCACCTTGAAAACCGCCACCAGTTCCTTTACCACCTTTAAGAATTAAGTCTTTATGCTGGTATCCACCAACCAATGACTCTAAAGCTTCATCAACATTTGCAAGTTCACCCGGGCGGACACGTGAATAAATCTTTTCGCCGTTCGGATCATATGCAACCACCTTGCCTTCTTCGATTTTGAAGTGATGACCAAAGGTTGCCTGAACCATGTCCACAGGTACTGCAATGTTGTCTTGAATGTACTTAGAACGAGCAAAACCACCGCCGATAAGTTCTTTATGTAAAGAGGCTTCTAGAGCATCACGTTGCGCAACAATCGGGGCATATTTTTCCTCAACTGCTTTGATAGCTTCAGCTTTAACTTTCTCAACTTCACCGGCATCCACCAGCTTTTTATCATCGAGATTTTGGATTGTTTGTAATGCCTTTTTAGCTGCCGCTGGGTCTTCAATTCCTTCAAAAGCTTTTAATGCTTTTTCGGCTGCTTCTTTGGCTTCACGATGTGTTTTAGCTTCATTGTTTAAGCGTGCAATTGTTGCTACCGAGTGTGGTGCATCATGTGGCATTTCTTTGCCGTCATCATGAATATAGATCGGCTTATCACCGTCTACTTCCGCATAAACTTTACCGTCGATTGTTACTGTTTTAAGTTTCATTGGTCATCCAACCTATATATACAAAATGGGCATCCGCCCGGATTCGCCGTTAGCATCCGCTTTCGGCAGGCAATAAAAAAGCGCCCTTTAGGACGCTTCATTTCTATAAATGATTATTTACTTAAAGCTTGGCGTACAAATGCATCTTTTGCTTCAAGTAGCTTTCTTAATCCTGTGGATTTTTCAGGCCCGTCAGGAAGTTGCTCATCCATTTGCCGAGCTAAATCACCAATTGGCTTACTAACTTGCTGCAAATGTTCAGGTAAATGTTCATATTGGAAATATTGGATAATAGGGCTTGGCATTTTCTTCTCGCAAAAAAAGCACCCGAAGGTGCTATGGTTAAAAATTAAGTTCTATTTGATGAGTGCAATTGCTTTTAATCTTTCAAAAGTAAAACCATAAATTGCCATGGCTTGAAACCTTAATTTGAAGAAATGGCACCAGAATTCATTTTGTGCTCAGAATATATTGAGCATCTGACATATTGATTTGCTTTTCAGGCATTTGTAGTGCCTTTCGCTACGTTTCCTTTGCACTCCAAACCTTTTGTCTAGGTTCATCACCAACTAAGCGGATGCCTTGAGGACCACCTACATCAAATGTTGCCGTGATAGTCGCTGGACCCTCAAAAACACTACAATTCATTTTTACAGCGGTTAATCCAGCTAATGGAATACCTGTTTCCTCGTCACAAAGAGCAAGATGAGAAGATTTATCTGAAACTCTTTTAAGTACCAAATGTCTAACTTTTGATTCACTCATAAGCCAAACTCCATAAATGACAAAAGCGCCATTTGGGCGCTTATATAGGTGAAAATTGTGTCTTAAGTGAGTTTAGAATTACCTGTAATCGGCAATAATTACTCACAGTTAAATCCAGTTCCAACAAGGTCTTTTTTCAAATTTGAAACGAGATTTTGTTGTTCCTGCTGTTGTCCACTAAGATAATTTTTATCTAGAGTCTCTGCACCATCAATAGATTTATAAAGCTCTTTAGATTCCTCTAAATTGTCTTTTAAAAACGTGGTGAGGTTTAGTTTCGCCTGGGCAGCTCTACATAAATTATTTTTAGCTTCTAAACCTTGAGTAGCCTGTTTTACTTGACCAGTTGCAGGATCAAAAGAATATGCATTTGCCATTGCTGACTCCAAAGCTTCAGACAATCGATCATATTCTTTAAGATATTTTTGACTTGGTTCAGCTAAACAAGTGATGGAAATTAGGGTTAGACATACAAAAGCTATTGTTTTCATATTGTATAAATTCTGATGTTTTAAAAAATATAACATAAGAAAAATTACAGACCCAACTTTTTAAAAGCTTTTTCATCCAACTTTCTCAAATCATCTAAGCTATAGAAACGGCCTTCAGGATCAAAGAACTTATCAAAATCAAATTTCCCATCTTTATAGAGCTTAAAGCGCTTTGGCCCTAGCCACTCCCTTTGAAAGAAATCATCTGTTTTCTTAAAGAACTCTTTGAATGTGGTGTTTGCATCTAACTGTCCTATTAACTGGCTTCGCTCTTCTTTGGGGATGTCTTTAACTCTACGTTCGTCCATTACAAATGGCCGTTCGCCAACAAGTTGACCGTCCTTCTCGACCGGAACCAAGATACTGCGACAGTTAGGATGTAACGGCGGCACTCGCTTTGCCGGATCATTTATTTCCCACACTGAACCATCTAATGAAGCGCAAAGCTTAGAAGTTCGTCCATCTAAAACGCTAACAAATCGGACATATTCAAAGCCAATTTGGTTGAAGCTATTTAGATAGGCTTGATTAGCTACATGACTTCGCACAGTTCTTACCGTTCGCTCAATATCAGTTTTGGTACCATTTAAGATCCCATCTTCATAGTTAAGCCGTTTGGTACCACGAATACGCTGAACAATTTCTTGGTTAGTTTTGCCTGAATTAATACCATCTCGAATTGCATACTCAACCTTTTGACGGGCACTTTCAGCAATTCTTGAAAGCAGATCATCGACAAGAGCGCCACCTGCCAACGGAACTTTTTTAGCGGATAAGAATAGTTTTTCCCCATCAGGCTTATTAATTTTTGCTCCATAGAGCTTAGCTACGTAATTGGCCTCATAAACAGCCAGCGCCGTAGCAGAAACGGCAAAAGCTTCAGGTAATGCTAAATTAACACTGGCAAACCATTGGGCAATCAAATCCCTAATTTCCCTTAAATTTGAAGTTGTATATTTACCACCAGCTAAAGCAACTTTCTCCGACTCATTAAGCTCATCCAATAAATCCCGAAGCTTAGATAGCATCTTGCTCGTATCATCATTGAATAAAGCCAATAACTCATTTACCGTTTTTGATGAAGCACGATAAAGATAGGCCTGGTGCTGAGTGAGTACTTCAAATAGTTTTTTGATATCTGTTGCCATCTCACTCTACCTTTTGATTTAAAGTCCCATCTTGCTCTGCTTCAACATTCTGAAGCTCTTCTTCATATTTTTGTTTAGGGAACATACCTGTTTGGTTGTATTCCCACCATGATTTAAATGAAGATCGGCCTTGTAGAGCTGCTTCAAATAACTGTCGAGCTAACTCAGCTAAATAACCCTGTTTGTTAAATTCTTGACTGATTTCGAACATCAAATCATCTTTAGTTAGAACATCCACATTAGGCGTTACAAACTTAGCAGCCCATCGTAATGCTGCTGACAAGGCTTCATTCATATTAACGACACAGAGCGAAAGAACTGAATGCTGAACGGCGTCATCACTATTCGCTTCGGTAGCGGTCTTTTTACTTCCCGAGCCCTTCTCAATTAAACGCGCCCCCATCTCCTTCATTTTTTCCCACTTATCTTTCATCGCTTCCCGGGCAAGAGTATTAGGGTCGGCTTGTACAATTCCTAAACCACCATTTTCAGGTAAAGGCAAAAGTACTTTCGCTCCAATGTAGATGCCACGTTTCTTGGCTTGGTCATACCACTCCCAATTAACACCCTTCGCATAATATTGAGGTTGCCCCATATAAAAAACGGACTCTTGAAAGTCCGCACTGTCTCTGTAATGGGCTAAATTGAGATTAGCCAAAGGAAGTAATGGTGGCTTTTTAATCTCTTCTGAATTATCAATTGCACCTACAAATGTAAAAGGTATATAGGTCCAGAAATTCCCGTTGTAATCTGTTGGAAACTTCTTCTCTCCGCCAACCCAGTTACCCTTTTCACCCTTTGTGTACACCTGAACGGAATAAATATATTCCCCATTTCCCTCTTGCTCTAAACGAAGTACACGATATTGCTCTTGTTCGGTTTTACTAAATCCATCAGCACCGCGCTCAGACTTAAATTCACGTATAACCACTAAGCAAAGCTTTTTCTGGTTATCGATCATTACTGAATCCCAATTCACTACATCAAGGGCATTTAGTAAATGAATCATCGGATAGGCTTTTTGTGCTTTAAATTCCGCTAGATTACGAGCTGGCGGCACATCAGGATAATCTACATATAAAGCACAACGATAATGCTTCAATAAATGGCGAATTCCATTTTGAGCCAATTGATAAGTACTTAAACCAGCACCATTTGCATTACGTTCTAAATGAGCAAGTTCCGGAGGAAATTTAAAACTTGGATCGGTTGCAAAAGCTGCACCAACTAAACTATTTGATGTAGTCCCTGTTGCTTCATAAAAGACTGCACGGGTAAGATAAGCCTCATAAGCGCTTTTATTTGCAGGTGATTTATCATGTGCATTTGGCATCGGCAAATATTTTTCACCTTTAGCCTTAACTGCATCTTCACCTTCACAAACATCATCAAGTTTTTGCCAGTATGGCAAGTTCTTAACATATTCAGCATGTTGAAAAGTTACATCACTCATCGAGCAAATCCCATATCAGCAAAGAAGGCTTCAAAACCTTCATGTAATTCATTAAACGCATCTGAAGCTGCATCCACTTGGTCGTCATGTGTGCCATTAGGAAAATGACGAAGCTCATCAATAAAATCCTTATTCCATTCACCTTTGAGCATTCGTACATTTCCTACGTTAACTTGGGCCGCAAATGGTTGTGCACGTGTAAGCTTGTCACCTGAAATTGGCTTAGCTATCACGCTATAACCCGCAAGAAGCTTCACAAATGAACTAGCTTGTGATTTACCAGCTTGACCGGGATCTTGTGGTAGACGCACAGAAACTTTTTTCCCATCTATTTTTGCTGTTTGTTCTAAGCGCTTATTCACATTGTCAGGTCCAAGCTGTCCTCTAGTTACATCGACAATGTAAGTAAAACCATCTGCGCCTAGAGCTTCTCGCACACCTACTGTAAAGTCGCCCTCATTTTCGGTAGCCCCAAAATCCCAAGCCCTAACTTGTTTCACTACATCCGCAGGCAAAGCATCAACAATTTGAATATTGTCGGGCTTAAAAAAACCGCCTGCTGGCGGTGATGGCATTTGTCGGTACTGCCCGGCAAATACATATGGTGCTGCTTGCTCCATTAGCCTCAATTTTTGGATATTGTGTTTTGCTGGCCACAGTGCGGATCCGTCTTCCTGAATAGCTGAAAGACATAGATGCTCCCATACTTCACCGTTACCACCAGCTACAGGAACGCCGTCTTTTCTATCACCTAGCAACCATCCAGCTAAATCATCTTCATGAAGTCGCTGCATAATCACAATGATCGGCGTATCTGGCGAGTTAGTACGCGATTCGAGTGTGTTCTGAAACCAATCAATTACCCCTTCTCGAATAGTTTTTGATGAAGCTTCATGTGCTTTATGTGGGTCATCAATAATAATGCAGCCACCAAAGCCTTTACGAAGTTTTCCTGCACCAAAACCAGTAATCGTACCGCCTGTACCTGTCGCATAGCAGACACCGCCTTGAGAAGTTCTCCAGAAGTCTTTAGCCTTACTATCATCACGCAATGTAAGCTCAGGAAAGACTTTTCTATACGCCTCTTCTTGTACAAGAGTTCGTATTTGGAAGGCATTATTTGCGGCAAGCATTGCCGAGTAACTGATATGAATAAACTCACAGTCTGGATTCTTACCAAAACACCAAGCCATGAAATTAATTACAGCAATTTCAGTTTTAGAATATCGTGGTGGAACGTTAATAATTAACCGCTTTATCTCTCCGCGATAAACTTTCATTAAAGCTTCGCAGATTTCTAAGTGGTGCCAATTTTGCATCCATTTATAACCACGGCGCTCCTTAAACATGTACCTTGTGAAGAAATATAAATCTTCTTGCGCCTCGATTCGGATGGCTTTATCCCGAGCCGCATCAGTACTCATCTAAGACTTCCCTCCGCGCTTTTAAGTAATCTTCCATTGGAACTGGAATTTCAGAATTAACTGTTTGGACTGGTCCGCCGTCTTTGCCTGTAATTTCTTGGCGATTAGTAAATTGACCACCAATATCTTTAGCGGCTTGTTCAAGAATTTTTAAGGCTGTTTTGACGTTTCTAGTCTTCTCAAGCTGTCTTTGGTATTGCTTCAGTCGGTAATACTTGTTAGCAATAGGAATATCAATTAAGCCTTTATCAAACTCATCTCTGGTTTTTTCAAATAGTTCGACATACTTTTTGCTTAAGTTCTTACCAGCAACCTTTGTAGGGTCATAAGTTGCAACTTGAACACGATCTATATCAACGCCAAACTCTTGTTTTACGAGTTCAGCCACTTCTTGAGGTGTATCACGACAAGCAAGAGACTGAACTATAAAGATTTTCACAGGCTCTTTTAGTGTCGCCATAACTTCCTCATCGTATAACTACGTATAACAAAATGGGCAAAAAAAAGAGCCATTAGGCTCAATTGATTACACAGTTGCCGCAGCATTTTGAAATATCAAGATTCGAAACAAACGGCGGATTTTTTGCGACTTCAATAAGTCGCTTAACATTTTTGCTTGGTCCATAACGTTTAACTACGCCAATAAACTCTTCAACGTCATGACCAGCAAGATAGTGCTTAGGAAGACCAGAACTATCGCTATAAACAATTTCTCCGTCCTCGTCTCTCATCACTCCAATGTGGTAAAGCTCATGTTCAAGTAAGTAACAGAACTCTGTATCGTTTGCACGCTCACAGAAAGAAGCGTCGACAGTTATTAAATAAGTAGGTACAAAACCAAACCAATCACGCATCTGTTGCTCTTGTCGAGCTTTACGCCAGCCACCAACATTGAACATGACTTTTTCGCACTGGCCTAACACCATAGCTTGCTTGCTTTTATATGCAGAAGAGGCCCACGCGAATGCTAAAAACTCGTCATTATCATGAAGCAGCTCAGCAATATGATCATGATCTGGATTATAAATAGGACCCCCAATAGTTAAGTAATTAGCCACAACCCATTTTTTTAAGTCCGGTGCTGGTGTTAGTCTAATTGCTTCCTCTTCTTCAGCTTGATCAATAAAATCAGTCGGTGGAAATGGTCTGATCTGCTCCATCTTCAATTCTCGCTAATTCACTTTTTATCCAGTTGATGACATATCCCGACAAAATAGAATCTGGATGAAAGCGCTCTATTTTGTAACCCATCTCTTCAGCATGATCATATCGATTAAGACTCCATGCTTTATTTGACAGCTTTCCACCACGCCCACCAGACCAGGGACCACCCTCAATTTCAATGAGCAAACGCAATTTCACTATATGAAAATCAAAGCGCCAGTGTTTGGTATGGATCGGCTGAAACTTACTTTCAAATCCAATCGCCAAATCCTCAAGCTCTTCCTTAAGTGTTGCCTCAGCCTCGAGATATTTTTGCTTCGCCTTAGGCAATGGCCGGCTTTTAGGTTTAGTTTTAGGTTCTTTTTTCCGAGTAAGCCAAAAGTATTCTGTAGAATCCATTATTCTTACCCATAAAAAAAACCGCCCTTAGGCGGTGGCTAAACTCACAGGCAATATAGTATTACTTCTTAAAAGTTGCCTTATAAAGCTTTGAATTAAAGTAATCCGTAATTTCTTTACCTTCGTTTTGAATTTTTTCCTCATTTAAGGGTAAAAAATCTAATTCAAATTTCAAGCTCATATACTCTGGAATAAACTTCTTTATAGGCGGAGGTGGTTTAGGTCCACCTTCTGTAATTTTTTCGATTAATCCAGCTAACCATAAAATATACTCACCTTCTGAATTATGAGGAGGAATCAAACTAACATCTATTTTTACTTTACATTCATCTAATGGTCTACTAAACAATTCAACAAAATCAATAAAATTAAATTTTAATTTAAATTCTGTTCCCTCAATTTCTCTGCGTATACATGTCATAAGTAAGTTCATATTTTCAATACAGTCATGTGAAAACAATTCCTCATCTTTAATTTTGTTATAAATATTTTCCGCAAACATGAGATACTGTGGCATTTCAGCAGCTCCTCATTTTTATAAAGTATTTTTCTTAAGGTAGTCCTATTATAACAATGTTGCAACAAGAAATTTTCCATTTTTAGTTTAAGGAAATTTTAAAAATTATAAAAACGATTATATTCAATAAATTAGTACGAATAAAAGCTATGGAAGTTTGATCTTTCTATTGAGCTTTAAAATGGATTATTGTGTTTAAATCATCAATTTAAAAAGCTTGCCTAGTAGGCAAGCTCCCCCTTTTTGATATTTGCGCTGATCAATAAGGTTTAGTGTTACTTAAAGCAACACACTGATAATACTGAAATATTTAAAAATAAAAAAGCCCACTTCCTATTTTTATTCAGAAATGGACTTAGCGAAAAAAACGCTTAAACCTGAAATAGGAAATATCTATTCGGAAATATCTCCAACTTCATATTGGCATAATATTTAAGCACTAGCAATAGGGATTGAATTAAAAACATCAAATATTCATATTTAAATAGATAAAGATTTCTTTTTTTAAATGGTTTTATTTTTAGCCTACATAATTTTTTTAATTATCAAGACTTATAAAGAATATGTGCCCATCAATAGGTAATACTTAATAAGGTCTTATGTGCAGTAACCATTAGGCTCTAGAGAGTAAGAACTCAAACTGACTAAAAATAAAAAATAATTAATTTTCAATATTAATGATCATATACTGCAAAGTTATGTATATTCCAACTTCTCCATTGTTGAGTGCCTCATATAAGTCTTCATCAACGAAATCTCCAGATTCATCATATAGCCATTTATGAATTTGAATAATTTGTATATTCCCTTTTTTGTCTTTTCTTGCTATTGGGTCTATTACGGACCGAACTATCACCTTCTTCTTCGTCTTAACATCGAGCAATGTGATAATTGTCATTTTAAAATCCTTATAAATATCCTGTATAACAACTACTCTCAATCAATAAAGATTTTTATATTTAAATTACTTAAATAGCAATCTTTTCAATCTAAAAAATAAATAAAAAACACTTTAATAGTGTGTGCCTATTAGAAAAGATACCTTAAATATTCTACTAGCAATAAAAAACCGCTTTAAGGGCTGTTCATCTAAAATTCACAGGTACTTAATGAAGTTTTTTTTCTGTCTTTGCATCTTTCTGGGCTCACAAATTTTTCCAATAAAGTTAGTTAACCACAAAATACTTTCTTCACGATCTTCAAAATGAGGTATAAGGCTTAAATCTACTTTTATTTTGCGATCAGCTAAAGGCAAACTTAAACAATATTCAAAGTCTATTGAGCTGTACTTCAATTTGAGTTTTTTTTCTGCAGCTTGATTCTTTATCTCAGCCATAATGCGATTTAGATTAACAATCAAATTATTTGAAATTTTATTATTTTCATATACCCGTTCGTAAACTGTCTCAGCTACATCAATGTAATTTATTAGCTCTACATTCTTATTCAT